TATCTAACGTCGTTGATTAATGAGATCATGCGATTCGAGCAAAGAATTGGACGCAATGATGAGCTGCGTCGCACGATCGAAGCAGAAATTGATGCTTTTTGTGACGCAGATCAGGCGTTAGCGCTCAAGTATCGGTACATCGAGGGACTAACTCATACAGAAGCGAGAAGGCGGCTGAACTACAGTGAATCGTGGTGGTTTAATTTGTTTTCATCGGCTTTAGAGGCCTACGGCGGGAAAATCAGGAGTAAAAAGGAGTAAAAAGGAGTAAAAAGGAGTAAAAAGGAGTGATTGTTCGTTTTTCGGTGTGATATTATTAGGCTGTCATAAGTGTCAGCAGGCGTCGAAAGGGTCTGCTTTTTTAATGTAACAGGACCTCCCGCACCTCTCAATGAAGTGTCCCAGGGAGGACATTGCCACTCGCGAGGGTGGCTTTTTTAATTCGAGGAGGTGGTGTAGTCATGACCGAAAAGCAAAAGCGTTTCGCGGATGAGTACATCATCTCGTTGAACGCGACTGAAGCATATTTGGGGGTCTACAAGAACGTAAAGCGTCCTACAACAGCTGCAGCGGCGGCGAGCAGATTGTTAACAAATGTTAAGGTCAAAAAGTACATCGAAAAGCGCCTCGCCGAGCTCGAAGATGCAGCGATCGCCAAACAAGATGAAGTGCTGAAATATCTAACATCCGTCCTACGTGGGGAATCTTTCTCCGAAGTTGTCGTCGTTGAACTTGAGGGCGATGGAGTTTCGTCAGCCCGGCGAATCAAGAAAGCCCCGGACGAACGAGAGCGATTAAAGGCTGCCGAGCTGTTAGGTAAGCGCTATGCCTTATTCACGGATACTGTTGATCTTAACGCATCAGGACTGGTGGTGATTACCGATGACATCTCAACCAGTGACGACGGAGGTTAGGTTATCCGAGCTGATGCTGCCGGTGTTCCATGGCGTACACGCATCGATCAAGAAGCAAGAATATCTCAAGTACGTACTGAAAGGCGGGCGCGGTTCCGGTAAGTCGTCTCATATCGCGTTAGAGATCATCCTGCAGATCATCGAATATCCGGTGACTGCGTTATGCGTCCGTAAGGTCGGAAACACCTTACAGGAGAGTTGCTACGAACAACTCAAGGAGGCTATTGATTACTTGCAGGTGTCGCACCTGTTCAAGTTCAACCTGTCGCCTCTGCGTATCACGTACCTGCCACGAGGGAACAGCATCATCTTTCGCGGGGCGGATGACCCGATAAAGATTAAGTCGATCAAGGTCGCAAAGTTCCCGATCACGATTCTATGGATCGAGGAATTGGCAGAGTTTAAGGTCGAGGACGAAGTCTCGACGATTGAAAAATCTGTCCTCCGGGCTGAGCTTCCGCCGGGTTTGGCGTATTTGTTTCTGTACTCGTATAACCCGCCCAAGCGCAAGCAAAGCTGGGTTAATAAGAAGTTCGAAACACAGTTCCTGCCGAAGAATACCTTTGTACATCACAGCACGTACTTAGACAACAAGTATCTGTCAAGAGAGTTTCTTGAAGAAGCGGAGATCGTCAAGGAACGAAGCCCGAAGACGTATGACTGGGAATATCTGGGGTACCCGATTGGAGCGGGTGTAGTCCCGTTTGACAATCTTCTGTTCCGGACGATCTTGGATGATGAGATCGCGGAGTTCGATAACATCCGGCAGGGCCTTGACTGGGGCTATGCCACGGATCCTTTGTCGTTCGGGCGCATGCATTACGACAAGAAACGACGAAGGATATATATCTTCGGTGAGATCTACGGCGTGAAGATCAAGAACCGAGAATTGTATAACGCCCTCCACCAGAACGGGTGGGATGACACTCTCATCCTGGCGGATAATGAGCCACGGTCCATTGCAGAGATGCGAGACTACGGCCTCCGGATGCGGGCAGTCAAAAAGGGACCAGGGAGCGTCGAGTACGGTGAAGAGTGGCTTGACGATCTCGAAGCGATTGTCATTGATCCGGTTCGGTGCCCGAACACGGCGAGGGAATTTGAAAACATTGATTATCAGATCGATGCGGACGGGAACCCTCGTCCACGTCTGGAAGATAAAGATAACCATTCGATCGATATGACGCGGTACGCGATGAACGAAGACATGCGTAAGCCGCTTTACGATTTTTAGGGGGTGGGTAAGTGAGCAGCTACTTAATGCAGATGTACGAGCAGATCATCGTTAACAACGCCCCGATGAACCTCGAGAAGATCCTCGAAACCGAGATCCAAGAATGGCTTAATTCCGATAAGCGTAAAGCAATGGTCAAGGGCGAGGAATACTACGAGGGCAAGCAGGACATTTTAGAGCACTACCGCTATACCATCGGCGATAACGGGGAGAAGATCAGGCTTCAGAATGTCCACAATGCGCAGAAAGTCGATAACCAGTACTCGATCCACCTTGATAAGAAGGTCAACTACAGTTTCGGAAAGCCGATCACGATTAAGACCGAAAATGATGAATACACGGCAAAACTTGGAGAATACTTTAACCCTCGTTTCATGAAGCTCTTACGTAGGGTCGGATATGAGGCCATGGAAGGTGGCGTCGGGTTCGTTCATCCTCACTACGATGAGTCAGGCGATCTTCGGTTCAAGCTCATGGACAACAAAAACGTGCTGCCGTTTTACGCCGATGAGGAAGGTGAGATCATCGACTGCTATTGTTGGCTGCACGAACGAGTTGAGTACGAGGCTACTAAAAAGAAGATCATTGAGATGGTCGATTTCGTTACGCGTCAGGGCATTAATCGATACGAGCGCAAGGACGGACGTTTGAAGCTGATTGATCAATTCAGCCACCTGCAGGTGAATGGATCCCCCCAAAATTGGGAGCGGATTCCTTTGATCCCGTTCCGGTACAATGCCCGAGAAATTCCAATGCTCACACGGGTGAAGAGCCTGCAGGACGGAATCAACCTGATTCTCTCGGTCTTTGAGGACAACATGATGGAAGACGCCAGGAACACGATTCTGGTTATCCATAATTATGACGGCGAAGATGTCGGGAGATTGAGAAGGAACCTCGCTTCAACTGGAGTCATTAAGGTTCGATCAGACGGTGAGCGCCGCGGCGGGGTTGAGACACTCTCGATCGAAGTTAATTCTGAAAACTACAAGCTGATTCTCCAAATCTTCAAGACGGCATTGATCGAGAATGCTCGGTCCTTTGACGCAAAAGACGAACGGATAGCCGGCGATCCGAATATGATGACGATCCGCTCCATGATGCTTGACATGGACAATGACGCAGAAGGCATGGAGACGGAGTTCCAGCCTGCGTTGCAGGATCTTGTATGGTTCATTAATCAGGACTTAGCCAATCGTGGCAAAGGGCTGTACGACCATGAATCGGTCGAGTTTATCTTTAACCGTGACAGCTTCGTCAATGAAGCGGAAGTCATCGCGAACATTACTGCTTCGGCGGGTATTCTTTCGAAGAAAACACTGTTGGAGCAGCATCCTTGGGTGGACGATGTCGCGGAAGAACTTAAGAGGCTTGAAGAGGAAAAAGAAGAGAGCCTACAAGACATGTTCGGCTTAACATTCCGGAAGGAGCTCGATGACGATGAAGAGGAAGACTCCAAGCGCGAGGTATTGGACCCGCAGAGCGGCGGCGGTCGAGAAAAGGACCCATCGAAGCGCGCTTGAGTTCTTGATCGAGACCGTCGATAACTACGACCGAGCCATCGCCGCCATCAAGTCCGATATCGAGACGTGGTATCAACGATTCGCGGTTAATAACGAGATCAGCCTAGCCGAAGCCAAAAAGCTATTGACAAAAGCAGAACTCGAAGAGTTCAAGTGGACGGTTGACGAGTATATCAAACTTGGTATGTCCGGGGATCCAAGATGGCATAAACAGCTTGAGAACGCTTCCGCTAGGGTGCATCTTAACCGCTTAGAGGCGCTTGAGATTCAGATGAGGGAACAAGTCGAACGCATCTACAGAGGGCGAGAAACGGCGACTAGAGAGTACCTGGCTAACCTCTACGAGGATAACTACTATCACAACGTGTTCGATATTGAACAGGGGGTTGGAATCGGGTTGAGCTTTACGAGACTGGATCAAAAACGATTAGACCTCGTCACGCAAAAGCCCTGGACAACGGATAACAAAACGTTTTCGGATCGTATCTGGACGTCAAAGCAAGCGCTTATCAACAGTCTCAACCGTAACTTGACGCAAATGATCGCACGTGGCGAGGCGCCTGATCGAACGATTGCTGCTATTGCTAAGGAGTTTGAAAAAGACAAGAACACCGTCGGCAGGCTAGTTATGACCGAGTCTGCAGCATTCTCCGCGAAAGCGAGAGCTGACGCACATGCCGAGCTTGGTGTAGAACGATTTGAGATAGTCGCAACCCTCGATGCGAACACATCGGAGATTTGCCGGGATATGGACGGAAAGCATTTCGCGGAAAAGGACCGAGAGATCGGTGTGACCTGCCCGCCGTTCCATCCGTGGTGCAGGTCGACAGATGTTCCATATTTTGATGATGAGTTCACGGTGGGTGGAATGCGTGTCGCAAGGGATCCTGAGACAGGCAAAGTCTACGAAGTGCCGGCGAACATGACATATAGGGAATGGTACCAAAAGTATGTAGTGGATGAAGGTAAAGAGTGGAGTGTAAAGGCCTATCGCAACAGACACGGAGACCGCAAACAATATGAGGCTTATAAAGACGCCATCGGCAAATCGAATATGCCTTTAACCTTCCGAAGCTTCCAGCAAATGAAATATCAAGAACCTCAACGCTGGGACTTGTTGAAGGGCTATAAAAGTGAAGTAACAAG